GATGCAAATGGTGCGATTCTGGCTTTTAGTGGCAACGATGTCGATGTTTACCTTAACGGGGTGCACCTGGACAGTTCAGACTTCACGGCCAGCAACGGAGATACAATCACACTCGGCAGCGGGGCTGCGGCTAGTGACGAGTTGGTGATCCGCGCCTTCCGCGCGTTCACGGTTACTGATACAGTATCGAAGGCGTCCGGTGGCACGTTTGCTGGTGAGATTACTGCAACGTCCTTCCAGACTACGAACACCACGGTGGACACGGCAGGGTTCCGCACCAGTGACCAGACTATTAGCGAGAACACCACCATCGCCGCCACAAAGAACGCTCTTGGCATCGGGCCGCTTACGATTGCTGATGGCGTAACAGTAACGATTGCCGACGGCGGCAACCTGACAATCCTGTGAGGCGCGTATGGCTTCGATCCTAAATGTAGACAAGATCAGGGCGACGGGCAGTACGAATGATGCGTTGCAAGTGCAGAGCAACGGAATCGTGAACCACGGTAAAATCCCGCATCTTAAAGTTGGCATGGACACAGCAACAACTGTGAATACAGGTGACCGAATCCGGTATAATTCGTTTTCTAGTTCGCAAGTTTTTGCTGGTGAAGACAACATGAGCGGCTTTAGCACCAGTAATAATACCTACACCATCCCGACTAACTGCTCTGGTCTTTGGCATATTTCGGCCAGTGTCTATGGAACAACTAGCAACCCAAATCAAATTGCCGTTTCTGTCAACAACACTCGTGAAGATGCGATTGGCTCTGATGGCGCTCAAAGTAACATGTGTCAGGGGGCAATCGTAAGGCGTCTTACAGCAGGAGATGTCATACGATTGTTGGTTTTTTGTTCTGGTTCGACAACAACACCACAGCCCAACAAGTACCACACTTGGTGGGAAATGACGTATCTGGGATAAGCCATGAGTACACTATTCGTAGACACCATCAACGAGAAGACCAGCGGCAACGGCATCGCCATTCCGGGGCATGTGGTTCAGGTTGTCAGTACGTCTAAGACGGATGGGTTTAGCACATCCTCTAGTAGCTACACTGACGTTACAGGGTTGTCCGTGACAATTACTCCTAAATTTTCCAATAGTAAAATTCTTATTACAGTAAGCACTGCCGCTTCCAATAATACGGCATCAAGGGTTGAGAGGTTCAGGTTACTAAGAGGGACAACTTGGATTGCAAAACCCGATAGTGACACGCAAAGTTTTGCTGGCTCTATGACAGTGTACGACAGTTCAGCCGATGTTTTACACACCGTTCACTGCGAGTTTTTGGACAGTCCCGCCACAACAAGCGCAACCACCTACAAGGTTCAATGTTCCACTAATGGCGGAACGATGTTTGTAAATCGCAGGGCTTCAAATGACATGGCTCGTCACAGCAGTATTACAGCAGTGGAGATTGCCCAATGAGCAGCATACTGAAGGTCTCCGAAATCCAAGACCCCACCAACGGGAACACTGCGCTGGAGGTGGACACCTCGGGCAACGTCACATACGACGGCCATTTTATTTCTCTGACAAAAAACGGAAACCAGTCGATTTCTGACAGCACCCTCACACAAGTTACGACTTGGACTGTGGAGGGTTCTTCCGGTCTGTCGTGGGATTCGACCGACAATGAAATTGATGTCGCAGTAGCTGGTGCGTACTTCGTTAACTTTCAGTGTCAGGTCTACAGTAACTCTAACAACCTTCGACAGTTATACCTGCACATATTCAAAAACGGCAGCAAATATTCTGGCTCTTACAACCTGATTGGACAGACTGCTTCTGACCTAGACTTTCGTCACTATACAGCAAACGTAAGCAACATCATCCCGTTAGCGGCAAACGACACTCTTGAGTTTCATGTGTATGTAACAGGCTCCTCCCCATTCGTTTTCGATGGGGACTCCAGCGGGGGCGAGAAGGCCACGAATGTTTCGATGTTCAGGGTAGGTAACTAATGGCAACACTATCAGACGCAATCGTAGCTATCATCCCTGACGAACAGTGGGTGCTTCGTGGTGAGCCGACCACGGAGGACGAGTTCAACGCCATGTTCCGCCGGATCATCGGCGAGGACGATGACGGCACCGCCATCGAGTCCGACAACCCTGACAACTGGGGTGTGTCGTGGACCACGGTCTCTGCGAAGAAGGCCGAGCTTGATGCTGCCGAGCCGCTTAAGCTGCTGCGTGAAGAGCGGAACCGCCGCCTTGCAGAAACAGATTGGTGGGCCTCTTCGGATCTGACCATGTCACAGGCCCGGCGGGACTACCGTCAGGCGCTGCGTGACATCACTGACACCTATCAGTCCCTCGACACTGTCGTGTGGCCTGTGAAGCCGGAGTAAGCGATGAGTAGAGCGCGTGAATTTGCAGACCTCGCCAGTTCAGCAGATTCTGGTGGTATTGCAGGAAAGAACCTTTTGGATAACGCGGGCTTTTTGGTTGCCCAAAAAGGGACAAGTTTTTCAATCACTAACCCCAATGCTCCGCTGAGAGGCATAGATAGGTGGACATATCGCAGGTCAGGAACTTTCGCGAATGTGCGATTTACAGTCAGTCAAAGCACAGGGCCAAGCGCAGGAAACTTGCCTCATGCGATGAAAATAGAAACAACCACAGTTGAAGGCAACAACCCAAATGACAATGAAGCTATTGCGTTTGCACAAGCAATAGAGCGCCAAGATATAGAACATATTGGATTCGGCACCAACACCTGTAAGCCCCTCACAATGTCCTTCTATGTTAAGAGTAGTATCACGGGGACTTTCTATTGCGCGCTTTACGTTGCGACTCACACCAAGGTCGTTCACAAATCCTATACCGTTAGCTCTGCTAATACTTGGGAATATAAAACCGTAACTTTTCCCGCTCTTACTTCCGGCACAGCTAACAGCGTCGCTGACAATGCTATTGGCGCTCATATTTACTGGGTTATAGATTCTGTAGCTCACGCATCTGGAACGGCTGGCTCGTACAGAGACACTACGGGAGCGGATAATAACCCACTTTTCCCACCATCAGGAACTAGCAGCACGGGCTTCGTAAATACCTCAAATGCCACATTTGAGATTTCTGGCTGTAAGTTAGAGGTCGGCGAACAGGCCACGCCGTTTGAACTCAAGTCAAAGGCATCAGAAGAAATCGCCTGTAACCGCTATTTTTACGAAGCATCTCCAAAATGGATAGGCTTGATTAATGCCGACAATACTACAATCACAAGAGAACAGATTCAGTTTCCTGTTAGAATGAGGGCAAGCCCTACAGTTACAAACTCTGGTGTTTCCACAAACTTTAGCATTGGCACTGTGCAGACTAACGACAAGGCACACAACTTTGAGGTTTCACACGCTGGGGCAACAGATTTTCGTCCAGCACTTGTTACCCCTAATTTTAAGTTTGATGCGGAGTTGTAAACATGGATGAAATGACTATTACAAGCGCACAATATGAAGCCTTTGAGGGTTCCAACGTATCAATTAAAGCCACTATCGACGGCAATGAAGTGGTTGTGCCGCTTGATTCCGGCAACCGCCACTACGACGAAATCATGCGTCAGGTCGCAGCCGGTGACTTAACCATCGCGGACGCTGACTGATGTTCGGCGTCCACGGCATCACTGAACGCGCTATCGCCGATCAGGGCATCCTGATCTTCGGCGCGGAGACCGTTGACGCAAACTTCACGCAAACCAGCGCAGCCATCGCGGTCCTGAAAGGATCGATGGATGTCGAGGGTACATCGTCCAAGGCAAACATCGGCGTAGGTATCTTGGCTGGTGTCGCCGACATCAGCAGCGATTTCACGCAAACCTCGACGCCCACATATGTGCGTCAGACTCCTGTCGTTATGGACTCGCAGTTCGATCAGGATTCGGACGGCAACCTCGTAGCATCTGGCGTGTCCGAGCAGTCTGGTAACTTTACGCAGACGACAACGCAGAACTTCACTGCATCTGGCGTGTCCGAGCAGTCTGGTAACTTTACGCAGACCAGCACCGCCGCACTGATCGCTAAGGGTCTGTCTACACAGATCAGCGACACGGTGCAAAGTGCACTGGCGAACATCGTCATTGATGGCGCACAGTCGATGAGCAGCACGTTCCTGCAAACGACCGCACCCAACGCAACATTCTCCGGCGATTATGATATCGTCTTTGCTTTCGATCAGACAACCGATGGTCGGCTGCTGTGGGAGCAGATCAACGCAAGCGCAACTAACGAGAACTGGACGGAGGTCACGCACACTGGGGACTCGTGGACAGAAATCACGGTTGGTGGTACAACTGAAACATGGACAGAGATGGTGAAGTAAATGGCATCCACCTATACAGCTAACAGTGGTATCGAGAAGCCAGGATCCGGCGAACAGTCGGGCACCTGGGGCACGACCACCAACACGAATTTTGACATTATCGACCGCGTCCTGAACGGCGTCGGGTCTATTACGCTGTCCGGTACAACACACACGCTGTCCACCAGTGACGGCTCCCTGTCCGACGGTCACTACAAAGTCCTGATCCTTGCAGGTTCGCCGTCTGGCACAAACACTGTCACGATCAGCCCGAATGATCAGGACAAGCTGTATCTTGTAAACAACACCACCAGCCAAAGCGTGATCTTCACGCAAGGTTCTGGCGGCAACGTCACCATCGCAGCAGGAGCAGCATCGTGGATTTATGCTGACGGCGCGGGTGCGGGAGCGCAGGTTTACCAGCTTCCGTCAGATGTTGTCGGCGATACATCCCCGCAGCTTGGTGGCAACCTTGATGTAAACGGCAACAGCATTACCTCGGCGTCCAACGGCAATGTCGTGATTGCCCCGAATGGCACAGGTGATGTGCAACTCGACACAGACACCGTCCGTGTGGGTGACAGCAATGCCAACGCCACCATCACCACGAACGGCACAGGCGACCTGACCCTGAACACCAATGCCGGGACAAACTCCGGCTCCGTCGTTATCGCAGACGGCGCGAACAATAACGTGACGCTGACTGCCAATGGCACAGGCAAGGTTGAGCTTGCATCTGACATTCAGATCAACGGCACCACGAACAACTGGACCCTTGAAGTGGATGCCGACGATCATCTGATCTTCAAGTACAACGGCACGGCAGTTCTGGCGGTACAGGACAACGGCGCAGTGATTGCCAAGGATGATGTCACGGCATTCGGTACGCCGACGTAAGGGGGCAAGATGGCTGTTGATGGCGGCGCAGGAAACGCGATTTCCCTGTCAGAAATCCAGACCTTCTATGGCGGGTCTAATCCTGCCTCTTTGTCTGAGTATTACCGAAACGGTAGCGAGGTTCCGCAGACAAGCTCTGCCAGCGGGACATCTAGCTCTACAGTCAACAGCATCGCAGCAGTCGTAACTAGCCTCGGCAGTGGGTACACCAGCTTCAGCACAACAATCACGCAGGGTAACTCCGGCTATTCTGGCGGTCAGTCTAGCGGCAACTGGAACGTGATTCGTGAGAATGCTGGATCTGGCACAGGCACATGGACAGCGCGTGTTCTCAACGCCGCGACCACACTTTCCGGATCTTGTGACGGCAAAGCTCTGACTGTGACAAAGAACGGAACAGGTGTGGTTAGCCTTGGCAATAGCGGTGGCAGTTGGTCTGTGTCCTGTTCTCCGGGCGATGTCTTGGTGTGGACCTGTTCTGCTGGCATCGGCGGTGGTGGCACCATCAACCGGTCACAAAGCTGGGCATGGTCTGGCTCTCCTACAATTCAGTACACAGCCAACACCAACGGCGGCACTTCCGGCTCTGTTACCGGATATACCGTTAGCCTGACAAACAACACTGGCGTAACGGTGAACCTCACCTCGTCTCCGTGGGGCAACGACAGCAGCTTTACCAACGGCGAAGCAAAGTCCGACACCCGCTCATCTAATTCTTGGTCGTGGTCTCACCCGGCTAACACCAGTGTGCCGACATCCGGTACGATCAACATGGATATCTTCAACGCACCCGGCGTACCAACAGGCTGATCACATGCCCCTATCGAAGCTACAATTCAGACCCGGTGTAAACCAAGAGATCACCTCGTACTCCAACGAAGGTGGCTGGCGCGACTGCGACAAGATCCGGTTCCGCTTCGGTTACCCGGAGAAGATCGGCGGCTGGGAAAAGTACACAAGCAGCACCTACGAGGGGTCCGCTCGTGCGCTGCACAACTGGATTGCACTCGATGGCTCGAACTATCTCGGCATCGGCACTCATCTGAAATACTATATCGAAGAAGGTCAGGGTCTGAACGACATCACTCCTGTCCGGGCTACGACCAGTGCTGGTGATGTGACGTTTGCTGCCACAGACGGCAGCACCACAATCACCGTCAGCGACACCGCGCATGGTGCGTTTGAAAACGACTTTGTTACATTCTCCGGTGCAGCATCTCTCGGCGGCGTCATTACTGCTGACGTACTGAACAAAGAGTATCAGGTTGTGCGCGTTGTCGATGCGGACAGCTACGAGATCACCAGCGCAGTTGCAGCCAACTCTTCTGACAGTGGCAGTGGCGGCTCCAGTACCGTCGGCACTTATCAGATCAACACTGGCCTCGACACATCTGTCGGCGGCACAGGCTGGGGCGCTGGCACCTATGGTCGTGACGGCTGGGGCGATGCAGCATCTAGCGGCCTGACCACAACCAATCAGATTCGTCTGTGGTCGCACGACAACTTCGGTGAAGATCTGATCATCAACGCTCGTGACTCGAACATCTACTACTGGGACAAGACAAACAATCTGTCCACGGCAGCAGTCGAGCTATCCACCCGCACCGGCACGAAGACCAGCATCCCGCAGATCGCAAAACAGGTGCTGGTATCGGACCAGGATCGCCACGTTATTGCGTTTGGCTGTGATGGCCTGAACACTAGCGCATCTGGTACGCAGGGTAACGGCACACAAGACCCGCTGCTGATCCGCTTCTCTGACCAAGAGAACCCGCTGGTCTGGTATCCAGCAGCTACCAACACCGCTGGCGACCTGACACTGGGCGCCGGCTCGACCTTCATGCAGGCTGTGGAAACCAAGCGTGAGATTCTGGTGTGGACCGACACGGCGCTGAATTCCATGCGCTTCATTGGTCCGCCCTTCACCTTTGGTTTGCAGCAGCTTGCCTCGAACATCACGATCATGAGTCCGAACGCCGCCGTCGCTACCGAGGACGTTGTGTTCTGGATGGGCATCGACAACTTCTATGTCTACGCTGGTCAGACGCAGCAGCTTCCTTGCACCGTGAAGGACAAGGTCTTCCTCGACTTCAACTTCGAGCAGGCTGACAAGGTTATCTCTGGCATCAACTCCGAGTTCTCGGAGGTCTTCTGGTTCTACCCGTCGGCCAGCAGCAGCGATAACGACAGGTACGTTGTGTATAATTATGGCGAAAAAGTGTGGTACTTCGGGGCACTCGGCAGAACCGCATGGATCGACCGTGGTGTGCGGACCTACCCGATTGCTGCCGGATCCTCGTATCTCTACAACCACGAGTTCGGCTACGACGATGACGGCTCTGCGATGAACTCCTTCATCGAGTCCGCAGCGATTGACATTGGCGATGGCGACCAGTTCACGTATATTAGGCGCGTGATTCCGGACCTGACGTTCAATGGTTCGACGAATCTCAGCAGCCCGCAGGCCACGTTTACGGTCAAAGCTAGAAACTTTCCGGGCGCAAGTTTCGACAACACCGCATCCGGTGACGCGATCCGCACGGCAAGCTCCCCGGTTGAGACGTTTACAAACCAGTTGCACCTTCGTGCTCGTGGTCGTTCCTTCGCATTGCGAGTCGAGTCCGAGGCGCTGGGTGCAAAGTGGAAGTTGGGCAGTCCGCGCATTGACCTGCGGCCAGACGGGAGGCGCTAGTGTCATCGAATCAGATAGCACCGCCGAGGCTACCTGAACCGCCGGTCGAGTACACGCAGCAGTATATGGCTGACCTGACCCGTGCGCTGGAACTGTTTATCTCGCAGGAGCGCAACCCCGGCGAGTTACGCGGCACGAAGATTACGCTGACTGACCTGCCGACGAGTGCATCTGGACTAGAAACTGGTGCTCTGTATAATGATAGCGGCACTGTAAAAGTGGTGACCTGATGGGACTGTTTAGAAACATTACAAAAAGCATCAGCAAGATCGCACCGGTTGCCATTCCGGCAATGATCGGTTTCGGTCTTAGCGGCGGCTCAATGGGTGGTATCGGCAGTTTCTTCACTAACATGTCTACTGCACAGAAGCTGGGTCTTGGTGTCGGCGCATTGGCTTTAGCAGGAGGCTTGGGCCAGCGGCAGGAGTACAGCTTCGAGAAACGCCCCGAACCTGTGGGCAAGGACTTTGCGATTACGTCTCGTATGCAGGATGGCAGGATCGTACAGTTGAATGACCCGGAAGACCTCGCAGACTACCGCCGTGAGATTCAGGGCGGTATCGCTACCATGATGCATGGTGGGGAGGTCAACGGACCAGGGACCGGCACATCTGATTCTGTGCCCGCCCGTCTGTCCGACGGTGAGTTCGTAATGACAGCAAAGGCTGTCCGTGGAGCCGGTGGCGGAGATAGAGATATCGGTGCTGCCAGAATGTATGATATGATGGCCGAACTGGAGGCCCAAGCGTAATGGCTGTAGCATCTCAACAAGTGACGACGAGACTGCCCGAGTTTCAGGAGCAGTATATTGCCGATCTTCTAACCTCGGCGCAGAACCTGTTCAAACCCGTGTCGGAAGGCGGCAAGGGTTTGTCCATGCCGTTTGTTCAGCAGCAGCTTGCCGAGCTATCGGAAGGACAACAGCAAGCTATTAGCTCGGCGCTGTCTGGTGTTGGGGCGTATCAACCGTTCTTGCAGCAGGCACAGGCAGGACTGACTGGCGCGATGCAAACCGCAGCCGGTGCGGGCATGGACCCGAACGCATACAAAGAATACATGGACCCGTATCTTGAAGACGTGGTCCAGCGGGCACAGGCAGACATCGGGCGTCAAGGACAGATTCAAGAACAGCAGGCAGCAGCGCAGGCAGTTGGGTCTGGTGCGTTTGGTGGTAGCCGGTCAGCAGTGCTGCAAGGTGAGATTGGTCGCAACACTCTGGAGCAGCAAGCTCGTACAGGTGAGCGTCTTCGCAGCGCCGGGTTCTCGCAAGCCTCGAAGCTGGCGCAAGATGCGGCAACACAGCAGCTTCGGCAGGCACAGCTTGCCGGGGGGTTGTCGCAAGGTATCGCCGGCCTTGGTCAGCTTGGTCAACAGATGGCGGGTCAGGACATCAACACACTGCTCGGTATCGGCGGACTGCAACAGCAGCAAGCGCAGCAGGGTCTGAATGTTGCACAAGCGAACCAACTGGCGCAGCAACAGCTTCCGTTTCAGCAGCTTGGCTTCTTGGGCGACATCTTCCGTGGCGTTCCGGCATTGCAACAACAAACTACCCAGACCTACACCCCTCCGCCAAGCATGTTGTCTCAGGGCATTGGCCTACTTGGTGCAGGTTTGTATGGTGGGTTGTTCAACTAGTAGGACAGTAGCAGATGATGCGTAATCCTCTTGATCGTCGGATGTTTGCTAACCCGCAGCAGCGCCGTAGCGCAGCGCGGGGGCCACAAGGGATCTTGGCCTCCGGTCCACGGATCATGCAGGCTGCTATGGAACAAGAACCTGTGCGAATGGCACATGGTGGTTATCATGGTCCGGCAACTGGGCTGGGCATGTCTGGCTTCACAGACTTTTTGAATGAATACGTGCTTGGTCCGAACATGCAGATTGGCGGCGCACCGTCCACGGACGAGTCCGTGTCTCCTCCAGCAGCGTCTGGAGCAGTAGTGCCCAAGCCGACTCCGAAGCCACAGCCGGCACCGGGTGCGGGAAGTTCGGAGTTCCCTGATCCGGATGTACCATCTACGCAAGCAGGTGATGTGAACTTCGGCCCTGAACTTATCGGCGGTGCGCCTTACCCGCAGCCTGGTGCTGTTGACTCTGCAACAGGTAGCATCATAGAACCTACTCCGCCTGCGGCAGATGACACGCAAGAGGACAAGCCGAAGAGTGTCCTTGACGAACTGAAGGAAATACTGGAGACCACCACTCCCGAGGGCAAGAAGAAGAAGACAAGCGAGTATGTGGGTGAGGCGAAGGAACTTCTGAAAGAGTACGGCATCGAGGCGCCCGATCTGAAGAGCCGCCGCGATCTTCGTATCATGGAGTTCTTCCTGAACATGGCTGCGGGTCAGTCGCCTTATGCGTTGACCAACATCGGAACGGCAGCAAAAGAAGCCTTCCGTGGCTACGGTGATGATGTTCGCGAGGTAGAAGCTGCCGAGCAGAAGCTCAAGCTGGCAAGTCTTGAGATGGGCATGGCCGAAGAGGCACGGGACGAAGCTGCCGCGCAGGCACTGCTTCTCAAGAAGTACGACATCGCTGCTGACCTGTTCGAGAAGATCAACGACCTGCCCGACAAGTCGCAGCAGATCAAGGTACTCATGGAAAGCTACGGCATGTCACAAGAGGACGCCATTAAGCTGGTGTACCCGGATAAAACGGTGTCGCCGACAGCGTATGCCGCGTCAAGGCAGGCGTTTATCGATCAAGGTCATAGCGCGGGTGTATCAAACTACCTCGCAAAGTTTGGCGCATCCCTAATCACAATGCTGGATCAAAACCCCCAGTTTGGCGAACAGATCGGACAAGCAGTTCTCGCTGGGGGTCAGGATCTTACTGGCACAGACAAGCAGTTACTCGGCTTGCCAGACGATTTCGGCGAGACTTTTGTAGCCGGGCAGTAGGCTTCGATGGCACAGCAACAGATCATTTATCGAGGCAGGCGGATCGTTTACGATGACGCCACGATGACCGCCGACGAAGCCCGTGCGGAGTACGACGAGAAGTTTCCCGAGCCGGAAGAAAAACTCGTTGCTCGTGACCGTGTCGTTGACCCCGCTACAGAATCTGAAGGCACCCTGCAAGAGTTCGCCGAAGGTCTAGGGTCTGGTGTCACCAAGGCGGTGCAAGGCGTCGCCGAACTCGGGGGCATCGCCATCGACTCCGTGTTCGATACCAACACCACACGCGCAATCAGCCAAGCTGGAGACGATGTCCGCGAAGCTCTCGGACTCGACCCTGTCGGCATCGCGGGTACTATCGGTGATGTAACAGGACAGTTCTTGCTGCCGGGCGGTGTGGGTGTCGCCGCAGTCTCCAAAATTTCCAAGCTCGGCAAGCTCGAAAAAGCTATCCGTCAGCAGGGCCGGGGCCGTGTTGCTGCCGCAGGGCCGATGCCGGCAAGACTAACACGAGGTCAAACAGCCAAGCTGCGGGCACAGCAAGCTGGGGCCGCGCTGCTTGTAGACGCAGCCGTCGCCGACGACGGGGTCACCACCATCGGTGATTTCGTTGACGGTGGACCGACGATGACCGAAAAGGATGTCGGTCTTAGCGGCAGGCTCGAAGCTGGCCGCAGGTTCCGCAACAAGGTCCGGCTCGGTGCGGAAGCCGGAGCACTGGCAGCGGCATTCCCGTATCTACTCAGCACGACAGCACTGGTAGCAAAACCCGGACTGATGTTGACCGGCGAGGTTCTGGCACCGGTAGCGTCGGGGACTCGTGGTGCACTGCAAAAGATTGCTGAAGCGACAGGTAACAGTGCGGCAGCGCAGTACATTGGTAACATGACAGTGCCTCGTGCGATTACCCGTCGTGCGGCCACGGACCCGGATACAACGATCTCGGATGTGTACGAGGGGGTCAAAGCCCGCCTTCGCTTCCGTGGTAACCTTACGACCGAGGCTGCTGAACGCCGGTCCGCGATCCAGGGTTTCATCGACTCGCAGGCCAACAACGCAGCGTACACAATCCGGCAGCTTGAGAAAGAGACAAACAAGATCTTCAAGGGCGCGGACACTGTAAACCTGCAAGGGTTCGGAGAACTTAGCCGCGTCGAGGTTATGAACTCGATCTATGGGTTCCTGACCAAGGATGCGAACTTCTTAAATAGCGCCGAGGTTCGCAGGGCCGCAATCCGCAGGGCAGCGCGTACAGGCGAAGCCTTCGACCCGAACAACGCCGAGCACCTGATCGAGGCCATCCCAGAGTTTGCCCGCGCATCTGTCTTGAAGATGCGCCAGCAGATCGACGACCTGTCGGCTCGTATTGTCAACAGTGACTACGGCACACAGAACGTATCGCAGTTGGTGCGGGACGAGATTACAGAAAACTTTGGCAAGTATCTTCGCCGCAAGTATCGCGTGTTCGATGACCCGGATGCGTACTTCCGTTCGGATGAGTACGTGCAAAACCGCCGTGAGGTTATCGCGTTCTTGCAGCAGAACCCAAATACTGCACGAAACCTGTACAACAAGATTGTCAGCGAAGCGGATCTTGGCAACCAGCTTGCCGCCGACGCACCTGTCACGCAGCGCGTGATCAATGATGTAGTTGACACCTTCGTAAACCGCTACCGCACTCGTGTTGGCTTCCTTGACAACAGCGAGACGTTGTCCCGGACTGCGAAGCAGAAGATGAGCCGAGACATGTTCCGTCAGCGTCGCCTCGAAGAGGACGTGCTGAAGAAACTGCTTGGTGAAGTCACCGATCCTGTCGAAGCCTACGTTCGGACGGTGGGCGATCTTGCGGAGACGGTGGCACTCGATGACTTCTATGGATTCCTGCGGCAGGGCCGGGGGCAGATCATCGACGGCACTCGTGTTGGTGGTGACGATATCATCGACGGCAACGTGTACGAGAGTCTGTCACTTGCTGACAGGGCAAACTATATCGAGCTTGTGGACAGCGGGTTCGGTTCGTTGACTTCGGCGGGTAAGGAGGCAGGCAACGAAGTACGGACTTTTGCCCGCAAGCCGGTGTACAACGACCTTACTCGAAACACAAAACAGTTCAGCCCACTGTCGAACATGGCGATGAGTGCCTTCCTGCTTGGCAAGGGTTTCACACAGAAGGTCAAGACTGTCTACAGCCCGATGACGCAGATTCGTAACGTCACCTCGGCTGCTCTCTTCGCTGCGGCGCAGGGGAACGTGGGCCGGGGTGCAAATGTGTTCGAGTCCGTTTCGCTTGTTCTGGAGAACATCCGCAAGTCTTCGCCCGAGGATCGGGCAGCATTCTTCCGGGAGTTGCAGGAGCTTGGCGTCGTGGGTACGCAAGCGCAGCTTCGCGAACTTGAGAGAACCATCGAGGATGGCCTGTCTCGCCTGTCTACCGACGAGGTCGATCAGTTTGGTGTTAATCTTGGGCAGAAGAAGGCACGAGGCCGCGCCGGTCAGTTCTTGGGGTCTGTCGATAAACGCGCCAGAGATCTGTACCAAGGTGGTGATGACATCTGGAAGATCTACAACTTTGACTTCGAGCGCAGCAAGCTGGTCAATGCGTTTGGCGGAGACGTTGCTGCCGCAGAAGACTTCGCTCGGGCACAGGGTGCGAAGAGTCTGAACGCATACGCCGCCGACATTGTGAAGAACACCGTGCCGAACTACGAGCGGGTGCCGCAGTTCATCGAAGGGTTGCGCCGCCTGCCAGTTGGTAACTTCATCGCGTTCCCTGCCGAGATTGTTCGCACGTCCTTCAACACCCTGAACCGTGCCATCGACGAAGTGCAGATGGGTGCACGAATGATTCAAGAGGGCCGGGCTGCGGGCAACCAAGCACTGGTGCAGCAAGGCCGCAGTATGCGGGACATCGGCAAGCGGCGGCTCAACGGATTCGCAGCAACCACGATGGTGGCCGGCCCGGCTGTACAGGAAACAGCACTGTACCTGAACGATCTATCACGAGACACGCTTGACGCACTGCGCGAGATCGCACCTCCGTGGAGCAAGAACAGTACGCTTGTCCCAACCTCCGTGGACAAGGATGGCAACATCACAGGTTACGTGGACTACAGCTTCACCAACCCGTACGACTATCTGCGCCGCCCGGTCATGGGCGTGATCAATGCGATCAACGACGGCAAGGAGCTTGACCTCGATGCCAGCAGCATCACGCTGAACGCGATGGGGCAGTTCCTGTCAGAGGTTGCTTCGCCCTTCGCCGAAGAGTCGATCATCTTCGAGCGCCTGCTCGATGTCACAGCACGTGGTGGTGTCACCAAGACAGGTAACAAGGTGTGGAACCCAGAGGATACTCCGGGCGAGGTGGGCGCCAAGTCCATGACCCACATCTTCGAGGCGTTTCAGCCGACGATCATCACCGACTTCACTAGCATAGCACAGGTTTCGCCAACCACGGGTGACGTTGAGTTCTTCGTGCCGGGGCGTCTTGGGGCCGCGCTGCTTGGGCCGGAAGGTCTCGATAAGCGAGGCAATGTTCGCCAGCTTGAGGAAGAGATTCTTCGCTACTTCACTGGCATCGGCGAACAGAAGGTTAGCCCGGAGTCGTCATTCCGTTATCGCACGTACGCGCATAACGAAGCTGCACGACAACCGCAGAGAAACTTCAACCGCCAGCTTCGTGCGTTTGGTCGTACCGTCGAGGATCCATCTATTGTTCTTGAAAACTACCGGCAGGAGAACGAGCGTAAGTTCAAGGCGTACAACCGTGGCTACAAGCTAATCCAGAACATGAAGAAGCTCGGCATGAGCGAAGCGGAGATTCGTCGATCCGCAAAAGAATTCGGGTTTTCTGGCTACAAGCGCATCATGACAGGCCGCTTCGAACCGGTAAATATTGACGGAGATATTGTGAAAGATATCTCCGAGTTTTACCGCAGCGTGGGCCGCACCTTTGACCGACGGTCGTTGCTCGTCGAGTTGAACAAGATTAGACGCGAGTACCAGCAGCGACGGCTTACTGCGGAGGGCGTCGAGCAAGAAGACAACAGAAGAGTGTTCCGGATTGAAATGCCCCCGGAAGAAACACAAACCCCCACGGCGACGACTCCTCCACCGGCGCCCGTGGACACGGGAGCCGTCGTTGACGCTTCAATTCCGACGGCTCCCGTACAACCCATGACGAATCAAACCGCTCAGTCCACGATCCAGGATCCACGGACCAGGGAGTTGTTTGAACGACTGCGAGGGGCTGGATAATGTTTCGCTGGCTGCTACACTTACTACGCACACAGAACACGGGCGACATGAGTCAGCACCGTCTTCATACCACCCGGTATGAAGATCTCTGCATGTAGGGGGTAACAATGAACCTAGAACAGCTTCAACACGAGCTTGCCATCGACGAAGGATGCAAGCTCGAGATCTATCTCGACCATCTCGGATACAAAACCGTGGGCATCGGCCACCTAATTACCGAAGATGACGAACTTTACGGCTTCGAAGTAGGTACTACGGTCTCTCAGGAGCACGTCGATGACCTATTCCACGAGGACATCCAACGAACTGTACGAGATTGCGAATTATTGTACAGCGATTTCAATGACTTACCTGAAGAGGCACAATTATGCATTGCGAACATGTGCTTCCAACTTGGTCGGCCACGGCTCTCGAAGTTCAAAAAAATGAAGGCAGCGGTCGATAATCGGGACTGGGCCGAGGCCAGCCGCCAGATGTTGGACTCCAGATGGGCTAAACAGACTCCGAATCGGGCGATGCGACTGGCTCATCGGATTCAGGAGTTGGGTGATACATAAGGTAGAACGCCTTACACTCCGGACATGACAGGTTGGAGACGATGAAGTAGTCCTCGTCGTCTTCAACGTCGTGGTCCCCGCCCCAGATCAAGTTCCATCCACAGGCAAAACACTTCGGTATCATTCTACTTCTTCTCCCTGATAGGCACCGCCTTCAGCGTGTAGCCGAGGTAGTTGAGTGCTGCTTCCATGTCACTGATCTTGGGGGTGTGCGTCGTGCGCCACTTACGCAGTGTGTCACGGTGCAGGCCAACGCGCTCTGACAAATCCATCTGACAGCAACGCTGCTTGTGCATTTCCTTGAACAGGAACTGGACAACCGGGTTACCGTTAACGATGGCGGGGCGGTAGCGAAACTTTCTCATCCCACCTCACCCCAGTTGTCGCCAAGCTCGGCATCCACGTCGAACGGCACCTTCAAGTCTGGTACACAATTTTTCATGATATCGACAATTTTGTCCGATTGTTCACGAGAGTTCACACTAAAACACAATTCGTCGTGAACTGTGAGCATCGGCACCAGTCCTTCTTCATAACACGTCACCATCGCCTTCTTGGTCTGGTCCGCACTTGACCCTTGAATCAGTCGATTCAGCGCCTTGTAGGTAAACGCACGACGGATCATGCCCCGGCCTCCGTACTCCTTCACCGCTTCTTCGAGGGGCAGCGCACGGTTATACCCGAACGCCTTCGGCTCCCATGTATCGAAGCGGCACTTTCGGCCAAGCCACGTACGGATCACACCCTTGTCCATCGCTTGGTTCATCGCCAGATCGGCCATGCCCTTCACGAAGGGCACCTTTTGGTGATACTTGTGCAACAGCCCCTCGGCGTCCTCCTTGGTGATGTCGAGGGTGCCGGCCAGCTTCTTCTTGCCCATGCCGTACATGATGCCGAGGTTCACAGTCTTGGCTTCCTTGCGTGACACACCTGCCATGTCCGCCACCATTTGGTGGAAGTCGGCATTGCCTTCGTGGTACATTCGCACCACATCATCAATCTGTGGATCCCGCCGGGCGCCGGTCAGCGTGGCGCAATAGTGTGCCAGCCACCGTGGCTCCTGTGATGCGTAGTCAAAGCTGCCCCACTTCTCTCCATCCTCCGGGATGAAGAGACCCCGGATCATCTTTTTGATTTCGGGGTCACGTGCGGGAATCTGTTGGAGGTTCGGGTTGGACGAAGAAAATCGTCCGGTAACTGTGCCCCCTTCATCTGAACGAAGAGGGTGAAAATCACAATGGATACGACCGTTATGCGAATGCTGAAGTATAGTTTCAACAAAGGTTGTGTTGGCCTTGTTAAACTCGCGAAGGCGTACAATCTTCTGCGCCACCGGGTGAGGATGGTTCGCCAGAAATGCTTTTGTAAAGGCTGGCGCATCAGTTTTCTCTGTCCTCTGGTAGGTCAGCCCAAGAGCGTCGAACGCCTTTGCTATAGATGCAGCGGCCCACGGCTCCACAACGACGCCGGTCTCTTCCTTTATTTCTTTAAGTAGTCGATCTTCACGATGTTTCAGATCCTTCTTCACAATCTCAGCGCGGTCAAGATCAATCCGGACTCCATTGGTCTTCATTTCCAGC